CGATAAAACGAATATCTGCGGGTTGCCTTCATTATCGGTTATCTGCGCAATATCCTCAAAGCTGCCGCTAGTTGTGTGATTATGCCAGCCAGCAATGTTTTCATCAGCATTAAAGTTAAGTGTTTGGATTGAGCCATTGCCATTTAGAGAATAAATAAAATCCTCTTTATCCCGCTTGTATTTCAGCTTCTCAAGCCCGCCCTTTGTAATCTCATACGCAAGCAAATTAGCGTCTTTGGCTTTGAATGTTTCAGTCAGCAGGTCATATGAGAAATACAACATACGCCGCTTAATAATATCCATGTAGAATATTAAGCCGTCTTTCGTAACTGGATATACATCACTTGCAGGATTTGCTGAAGTCAAAATAGTATCAATGCTTTCAGCCGTGATAGATTTACCCACTTCACCGCCATTTATCGCAACAATGCCGTCAGCACTTCCTGCAATTAAACTATTCTCACCAGCAAATAACCATAGTATTTCTTGGCTAATATCTGCCAGCGTAAACTGCAATGGGCTTGTCGCAAGCACAGATGTCGGTATTTTAAACCTATCATACTCGCTATCTTCTGAACCCCAGATAGTAGTTATCTTTGTTGCTGATGCGCCATAATAGAGTTTAGCACCATAATAAAGGGCTAGATTAGGATACGAAGCTGTCGCCACCTTCTGAGCTGTTCCTGCGCTGCTATACGTTGCAAAATCCCTTGTGTCCAAACTCACAGTTATATTGTTAGCATCAACCACAGAAACTACGCCAACTGTGTATTCGTTAATCTCTGTCATTCCCAAAACGCCAGTAATCTTAAACGTATCGTTTGCTACGTATCCATGCGCTGCAATGGTTATCTGAGCTTTCAACGCTTTCGTAATAGCGGTAATTGTTTGCCCTGCCGCATAAGTTAAATTAAATGGGTTATCCTTCAAGCTAGTAACTACCAACTCAAAGTTATCTGCTGCCAGCCTACGCAATGAGCGTGGCGCATATGAGCTATGTGTTATCTGCATAGCATCATCATTCTGCGTATATTGCTTTCTGCGGGCTATTTCTTTTATCTGCGCCAGCGTATAAGGTGTAGCAACTTCCAGAGGTACACCAGTATTCAATACCCAGCCAAAGTTACCATTGCTATCATAGGATAAGAAACGAAACTTATTTGCATATCCAACTACAATATAATTCTGTGAAACTGAAAACTTAAACTCAATAAAAGCGCAATTTTGAAATACAAGCATTTGCTCGTAAGCTGTGCGATAGAATGTATTGCCCTTGAAGTTGGTTTTGAAGTTACGCACAATCTCTGCGCTGGTGTTATAAATCGGCAAATCAAATCTGCCGTTCATATCTCTATCAACTTGTCCTTTAGCGAAGTTTACATATGAGCTTACTATCTTCATTTTTTAACTGGCAATGAGGTTAAGTTTGTATATCTCGCCTGCTTAAAGCGTGATTCGCTTACCCTAACTGGTCTGTTTTCCTGTGCGTTTAATGCGCTATGTCCTGCCATAGCTTTCATGGCTCGTGCATCAGCTAACTGTGCAGCTTCTGCGTTCTGTGTTACGTTCATAGCAACCGCAGCCGCTACTTGCTGGCTGAATAGATTGATGAAATCAGGCGTGTATTTACTCACATCAATCTCATCATATACAAATCTAATTGGCAAACCCTCGTCTGCATCTGTATCTGTCCAAATCTTTAGATTGCCATTCTCATCAGCTTCAACAACATAGTCGTTTTGCTTATCCGAAATCTCACCAATACCCAATAACTTCAAGCAATCTTGTGGATATTCATAATAAAACCCATAACCAAATGCAGGGTTAAAACCCTCTTTAGCTAGTAGCCTGCGTCTTAGCGCAAAGTTAGGTAATGTTTTCCGCAATAAATCTTGGCGAATAATGTCGTAATGAACTGCAAATGCAATCTCAATATCTTCAACTGGCGTTTCAATGTCGTTGACTGTACCGTTGCTGCCTAAATGTGCTAGGGCTAAATTACAAATCTGATTTTTGCTAGTATAATACGCCATTTATAACCCCGCAGTAAAAGGGGAGTAAGCGGGCAGAGCCTACTCCCCAGTTCTACTATTTTGTAGTAGCTTCTTCAAGTACAACTTCAAGTTTTAGAACTTCCGAAGCTGCTGTTGATGCTGTTCTAAGTAACAAACCTAGATATACGCCGCTAACTGGTTGTTCTTCGATTGTTTTACCAAGTAAAGTACCAACATTGTCGTCACGGTCTAGAGATGTATTCAAAGTGCCTAGCAATTCACGATATGACAAAGCTGTTGCAAGAGTTACGCCGTCCCAAAGAATATCTGGGTCAATATCTGTGAAAGTGCCGTCATCTTCCATTTTATAAAAGCCCAAATCGCAATCTGCTGCTGATGTCAAAGCTGGTGTAGCTCCGATAACTGCCGCAACTTTTGTGTCATAAGACATTGGACCCGCTAAAACATGAAGGCGATTAGTACCCTCACCTGTAACGATAGTTTTTTCGTAATACACAGAACGCAATTGCTTGCCTACTGAGTTGCCTGAATTGTTCGGGTATTCCGTAAATCCATTGCTTCTGATTCCTGTAAAGTTAGCCATGATATTTATTCCTTATTGTTAATTACATTGTTGTTGAGATAACTTGAACTTTAGCACCTTCCAAGCGCATTGCGTTCAACCATAGGTCAATCGTAATGTCTTTAGAGTTTACTTTGTTTGGGTTATCAGTTACTGACAAATCGCCAATTTCCATCGCAACTTCAATAGATTGAGGAGCTAGAACAATACATTTACGTGTTGTTGTCGCTTCTGGCAAATAAGGATTAGCAACTTGTGCGCCACCAGTTACAGAACCAGCGAAACGGATTAGGTCATACATACCCGCTTTTCTGATACCATTCTCAACAGCACCTTTGTTTACATAATCGTTATTGATAAATTGGTCTTCACCCATTAGGTCTGTCCACTCTTTACCAGTAACTGCTACAATAGCACCCATTTCTTCAACTTCGTTGTTGATGTAGTTTTGAGTAACTTCTAGCATTTTCTCGTAAGTCAAGCCAGCAGTCGCATCAACTGTAATAACTCCGTCTGTCGCAGCAGAAATGCTTGAAGGTGTGCCGTCTGGCTTACCTACTAGCACCGCACCTGTTGCTGCAGCAGAAATTACTCGGTCAATTTGACGCTCTTTAGCAGCGACTAACTGTGCCACCAAATCGCTTGTTGGGTCATTCAACAACTCATTAATGTCATGCTTTGCGTCAATAGTTAGCGTAGAAGTGAAACGACGCTTTGTGTATTGGCGGTTGTCAATAGCATAATCAATATAGTTTTTGTCTGGGTTACGTCCAGCAACTTCTGTTAGCTCAATGCGCCCCATGCGCCCTGTCATGAACGTTTTGCCTTTTGGGTCACGATAAGTAACAGCAGATGTGCTACCAAGTTTAGATGTTGTTTGTTGGGCTAGTTTATAAAAAGCCTCTTTGAATGTGAGCAATGCACCTTGGTCAATGCTCGGTTGATATGTGTTTGATGTCATGATTGTACCTTTGTTAAATTGTTAAACTGAATGTTTATGATTTTAACGAAAGGTGTCCTGCAATCAGGGCTTTCTAAGCATTATTCGGCTGCCTAGCTCAGTCGGCTATATTAAATATAGGTATCGACATTCAAACTATATCAGATATTTTGCTGACTGTCAAACTGATTTATAGCTTCAAGGATAGTATCATAGTTTGCCCGATGGTGATACTTCACGCCCTTACTATCTGCAATACGTTTCAACGCTTCCAAGCTATCTGTTTGAACCTCTGGGGCTTCCTCTGTAAATGTTGGTTTAACTTCACGTTGCACCTTATGCGCTTTACCCACAAATATAGGGGGCATATCGTTTACAGAGAAATATTCCTCTTTGTGATTTACTGGCTTATGCTCAATCTTCGTGCTGTAAATACCATATAAGCTGTTAAGTTGGTGACGCAATCCACCAATTTTATATAATGGCACTTCACGCAAATCAAACATAACTGCCACGTCTTGAATTTCTTCAAAAGTTAATGTGCGTATATCTTTACCCTCAAAACTAAACTCATGCTCAACTTCTTCCACGCTATCCACATAAGAGTTACGCACGTTCTTGATTGCTTTCAAAGCCAACTCACCGCCTTTCTTTGCAGCCATTTGGTTTAGCTTCATTGGCAAATGCCTAGCTCTTGCGTGTAATGTAGCAATATCCACTTCTTGAAATGGAATAACTACCTCAACGCCGTCATATCCAAATATATCGCCGTTAGTTGCTTTGTAATCGCCTGAGAATGTTAATTTTAATGCTTTCATTGTGCTGCCCTCTTTTGGTTAATTTCACGTAGTTGTTGTTTTAGTCCTTCTAGCTTCTTGAAATCTGGCGGTTTCTGTGCGTTTGCTTGTGTAATTTGCTCTAACAACTCATTAGCCTGCACCGCCATATCTACCTTAACTGGAGCTTGTCCACCACCAGCTTGTGCAGCACTTTCTTTTGCGCCGTATTCCGTAGCTACCTTGTTAGCGAATTTATACATATCAATTAATGCAGCATTAGGCAACTTATCCAATAGCTCAGCATTAGGTAAGTTGGCACGTAAGAACGCAAGGCTCTCATCTTTGGTTTTCTTCCAATTAGCACCAAACGCTTCTTCGGTTAGCTTATCAAACTCAGTAGGGTCTTGCATTTTAGCCAATTGCTCAGCTTCGTACTTGCTTACAATCTCCATTACGCCATTAACCTTGCTCGGGTGAACTCCAGCAAAATGTAATGCTTCGCCATAAACTGATTTAATTTCATCAGCTACACCTTCTGGAAATTCATATTTATCTGCACTTTCAGGGCGCAAGCTATTTAAAAACGCATCAAATTCTTCTGGCTTATCAGGGTTATATTCAGGTACTACTGATTTTTTACCCACTAAACCGCTAAGGTTGTCTAGCTGTTTATACAAATCATCTTGCGTTTTAACCTTGCCAGCCCATGACTTATCTTTGTATTCATCAGGGATTGTGAACTCGCTTGGAGTAGCGGGAGCATCTAGAGTTGCTACTGGCTCTGGTGTAGTTGCATCTGGTGTGGTTTGTTCTTCGCTCATAGCTGCCCTTCTATTAGTTGTTTAACTTGTGGTGTTAATTGTGGTCGCACATAACGCAAATAGAATCTTTTTGCGCCCTTGCTTTCCACTAAACTCATGCCGTCTTTTGATTCATCATAGCCAAATAGCCCCATTTCCTGCAACCAGCATTTAGCAAAATACATACCGTTATCAGTTGCAAACATACTATTACAAGCCTTGCCTAGCTCTTTCAATGCCTCTTGGCTTAGTTGTAAAGCTTCTTTGCGCTTTAACTCTCGCTCAATGAGCTTGTCTACTGTTTCCATAATCTGCCCTTATCTCCCAGCTTCTGCACTCATTTTCTGCGCCGCTGCTTGGTCTTTCTGTGATGTTGCCTCTTGCGCCCCTAGCTGTGATGCTACTTGAGCCTGCGCCATTGCAGCATCTGCCTCAATACCAGCCATGAACTCCTCTTTAGAAATCATCATGTCAGCAGGTATGTTAAGCGACTCACGGAAATTGTCAAGCAAATCATACCAGTTTACAGATTGGATAATTTGCGGGAACATTCCAGCCATTGCGCCGCAACCCTGCAAGAACTGCAACATAGACTCTAAAGCCCTTGTATTCGTTAGCTGCTCAAGCTCATTCTTGTATTTAATCTTATACCACGGCTTACCCTGCTTCATTACCTTAAGCACCGCCTCTGGGATAATGCGCTCTACTTTTCCAGCCTCTGCAAATCCCCCTGCCAATTCTTTGTCAATCTCAGGATTCACACCCAAACGTTTTGCTTGCATCAATAAATCAATACTACGTGGGAGGACAACATCTAAACACTCTGTCTTCTGTTGCCCTAGCAATCCAGCTAACGATTTCCCACGAATAGCAAAACGCTGCAAGCTCTCGGTTGCGGTCATATCCTTTGCGGAACTAAAATCCAGCAATACATCAATCTTAAATGCTGTTGCAATCTTCTCATTTAAATATGGAACTAGCCATTGCAGCAATCCAGTTGGGTCGCCTACGTCCATCATCGGGAATACTGGCGAACCGCTATTGCCTGCAAAATCAGGGTTAAACACAGTCATGCCGTCAGGGCTTGTGTCTAGCACAGCATCGCCAAACAACGCATTACCAAACACACCCAAACTAGGGCGTGCCATTTTCTCAATTACTTCAATCGCCTGCCCTACTGCGAAATTAACTAAACGAATAGTGCTTATAAGCAACGTACCACTTGAACGCCCATACTTTTCACCACGTACCTTAATTGCTCTAGCCATTGCAATGGGCTTTGTAGCGAAATCTTCCTCAAGAAATGGCTTAGAAGTTGGCTCATCATGAAACCACCACGTACCTTTGTATCTTGCGCCACGCTTTCCTTTTAGCATAGGGTGATAGTTTTCTCTTGGAGTCATAGCAAACACAACTACAAATTCAGTTGTCGTGTCCATTTTATCCCATGCTTGCTTAACTTTGTTTGGCATAGTTGCCAGCTTTGCAGCGTCAACGCCATTATCACCGCAGCAAAACTCACTCACAATACGTACTGCGTCCCAGTAATAGGTCACATAAATGTAATCCACTAGCCCAGATTTACCTTCGTTTATGCAAGTGCTATCAACGCCAAAGTCTTTGTAAACAATAACATTGCCCTCAATACCTTGGTCAAACAGCTTGTTTTTAAACGCACCAATCCCAGATGTACCAAATGCCACTTGGTCAGTTGTATAGCAACGGAGCGCAGAACCAAACCCAGCCTCTGCATGGTTAACTTGTTCCAGCACTTCCTCAGTAATGAAATCGTAATAGTTCTGCAATGCTTGTTTGTTGCCAATGTCTAGTACTTCACGGCTTGGCTCAATGGCAATAGCCTCAGAACCAGTACCCCAGATAATACCTAGCAAGTAATCTGCAGCTTGTGTAACACTAAGCGCAGCAGTTGGGTCGTCATTAGATTGGTCAAGCTGCTTAGATTTATTGCCTTTCGTGCCGTCATTGATATAGTTAATATCAGTCTTAATGCCTACAAAATTAGAAATCGTACTCCATAATGGAGCATATTCCTCACGCTCTGTTCTAGCTCGTGTGTAACCTTGCCTAATGCGCTTGAAATCGTCCATATTTTAGTTGCCAAAAAACGTGTTTCTAGATTTTGCGTTGCGCAAAGCGCTATTGAAAAAAGTGCCACTAGGTTGTTTTTTTGTCCCGTCTGGTTCTGTTGCTTCCACGCCTGCCCTTTGCATAAAACCACGAAGCAACCCCTGTTGTTTTGCCTTTTTATCCGTTGGTAGATTGCGACTAAGTGCGCCCATAGCACTAAATAACCCTTGCTTAATTTCTTTCATAACACCCCCCCTAATTTCCAAACGTGGTGGAATTGCGCCCGCCAACTTGACCAACAGATAGTTCTTGTCCCACAACCTGCCCCTCTGTCAAATACTGGTTACGCTTACTCTTTTTTGATTTAGCTTCTTCGTCTTTTAGCTCAACTGGAGCTGTGCTTCGAACTTTCGGGGCTTTAAATCCTAGTAGTTTGGAAAATTTACCCATGGTTGTACTCCTTAATTAAAAAACTGCCCATGTTTTTGTAGCCAACTCGGCTGAATAATCTGGTGAAAGCTCTTTCGTTTATTCCGCCATCATCAAACCCGCCAGTTGAAGAAGCATAACACATTGCAATTCTATGTTCAAGCAATATGTTATCCATCGCAAATGCAAGCTGCAACGCTATTTTACCATTCCTGCACTCAGATTTAACATAGAACAGGAATATATGCGCCACTTCCTCAACAGTCCAATATCGCTCATGTGTCCATGCAACAAAGCCTTGCCCCTCTGCAATTAGGCAAAAGCACCGCCCATCCGTAAGTATTTCGCATATCTCCTTGGCTTTTTCCTCGTCCCATGTAAGCTTGCCGTAGTTACTTTCAGCAAAGAATTGTTTGCTGCACTCCATAATGAAATCAAAATCTTGCGGTGTAGCTGGTCTAATCATCTCATGCCCTTTCTGGTTGCGGTTTTGCGTTGTACAAACTGCGGTCTATCGTCTGTAATCCTATCAGAGTTAACCGCAAAAGTGCGGAAAGCATCTGCACCGTGTGATGCTTGGTCGTGTTGCGGGTCATTCAGCCACATAGAGTTAACTTTATCCCATCGTCTGCGATAGTTGTCAAGATGCGCAATGCCTTTAGCGCATTTAGTTTCGTCAAACCAGCAATTAATCAGAACTGGTTTACACCAATTACGAATATCATCACTAACATTGTTAGTGCGCTCAGTTATCATAATTGGGCGTATTCCCACTTGTTCAGCTATTTGCTTGGTCGTAAGGATTTTACCAGCTTGTATGCGTTTATTGCCGTCATGCGGCATATAATGCTCTTTATACAGATAACTCTTGCTGAGAAATAGTTTACCATAATAATCCCATCCATCATCGCCAGTCATATCCGCGTTTGATTCATGATAATCAATAAATCTGTGCTGGTTATTTACACGCTGATAGAACCAGATTGACATCATATCCCTTGTTTGTCCTATATCAAAGAAGGTGTAAACTGGGTAGCGTGGGTCGTAAGGCAAGCTAGTTATCTGCTTCATCTGCCGCACACGCTGCATTTCCTTAGTATAAAATGCCCCTTGCTGGCTTCCCTCAAACGCTTCATCAGGTGTAGAAGGGAACTCACGGCGCATATCATCGCCCATAATTGATTCTTTCTTAGCGTACCATGCTTTTTGCTCTGGTACTAAGTGCGGAAAGCGAGCAAAGTATTCTTGCAATTCTGCGCTTATCACCACATCAGCCGTTTCTTCTTCGGTTAGCTCATACTCAGGATTATCAAACCAAGCATAGAAATGAAACTTAGGGTCAAGGCGGCTTAACTTCCTGCCCTCATCTTTTAGATGCCTAGATGTTTGGCACAAGTCAAAAAACTCTCCAGTTTTACCCTCTGCTGTAGACTCAACAAATATTTGTTGCCCTGCTCCAACAGCGTTTAATGCACCTGTTTTAATCTCTCTGGCTTTCTCAGGTGATGCTGCGCTCACCTTGCCATATTCTGAAACTAATAGTTTTTGCAATGTATCGCCACGATGTGATGTTCCAACTGATATGCCAGAGCCATTGCCAAACTCAATAACCTCTGCGGCTCTTACTGTCATCGGCACAACATCGCGCAGCCATTGTGGCAAGTTATCGTAGGCAAACTTAATCATTTTGAGCTTCTTCTTAGCGTCATCTATACCAGCGTCAATAATGCCGCATCTGTGATTGCTATTAAACAAACAAGCATCAAGGAAATATATGCAAATAAATGTGGAAAACCCAAGCTGGCGGGCTTTTAGGATTGTGTTGAAGTACCACATTGCAGAATAGAAAGCACGTTGCGCCCAGTTAAACTTAAGTAAAACTTTCTGTCCGTTCTTATCTCGGATATGGTACAAGTGATTAAGCCGCCATTCTTGGTCGTCTAACTTATCTCTTAGTTTCTGGTAAGCCTGCGCTTCGTCCATCTAACTCCTGCACCAGTTGGGATAAACTCACAACGCCACTAACTTCTGTTTTGTTTTCACTACGTGATAGCTTTGGATAAATAAACTCTGCAAAATCTTTGAGGATATTAAACC